CTTCTTCACCGATTCTTTCAGTTGGCAATCCTCTTCGCATTGCGTCTGTTTCGGTTACTTTCGCTTTAACATTGGTCACCACTGGGGTGTCGTTGGTTGGCTTGATGAAACGACGCATAAAGTCGATGATGATTCTATACGCGAACTGATACTCGGTAGCATTTGTTTCTTGCATCGATACTGCTGGACGAATCCTTGCACTTTCTTCAGCAAGAGTTTGAGTTGCTGTTTGAGTGGCTGGACGATCTATATCCTGTAAAGCAATGCCATTTCTTTTGACCTGTTCGGTTGTGTCATTATTCGCTCGTTCGAACTCTCCAGTGAGTGGGTCACTTTTGAATGTTTCAATGGTTGTCGAAGTCCCCGGATCAAGTCGAACGATTGGATCTTCACCATCTCGGCGAAGTTGTGCCGCTTCGTACATTTGGCTCAAAAAGACTCCATATTTACTCTCCTCCATTTGAATGCCACGAGTTGGATAAATATTGTTCTCGATGTGTCTGAATGCCATATTCCTACGCCTCTGATCTTCTCTCGCAAGTTTAGCGTGTTGCTGTCCGAATCCCATTGCGTACATCTCACCTAAAAGCGATTTGCCTTTAAAGTGAAGCAGCGGGATGTAAGATTTACCATCAAGAATATACTTCCAGTCTTTTTTTGTCTCCTTATCGGCTTCATAGCCTGTCCTCCCGATGAATACCTTTTTGATTTTCTTAATAGCGTTGTAGTAAATACCGACTTGGGTGATCTGTTCTCGGTCACGATCTACATTATCATTTGCATTTTGATACGCGTCTTGACCCTGCACCTCTGGCAAGTCTCCCCATAGATATTTCCCTTTTGCTTCTGGGTATCTCTCATCAATCTCGTCTGATGGATATTCGAAGATAACGAAAGCCTCGTTCGCGTCATTGTCACCATTCTTGCTTCGAAGCTGGGTTGCTGATGTTGGAAAAAACACCTGAGACATAGACAAACACCGAAAGTATATTGGTGTCAAGTCGGAATCTTCTGCTCCGAAGTGCATTATTGTGTTGCCTGTTTGTGCCTGTGAGAGGAAGCCCCTCGGGTCATCCCGAAGACAAGAAATAAACCCAGATTCATCGAGTATCTGCGAGTGTGCATCTCTTAAAAGTTGCTTCTCTTCTTCGGTTGAACTTGGTATTCTGAAGATGTAATCTAGTGGTTTTAGCTGTTCGACAATACGATCAATAACCTGCGCTAATAGCATCGGATTAGTCATATCGTTAATATCATCGCTCACTCGAAAACAGTCTGCGTACATATCTGTCACTACTTTCGCACTCCTAACAAACGCGTCTACTTTGGGGCTGCCGTAGCGCATAATATCCATAGCCCTCACGAAATCTTTGTCTTGATTCGTTTCGAACTTTTGCTGTTTTGTCATAGTGAGTGAGACAGCAAGGTGAACAAATTATATTCTATTTTTGGAAGAATGCAAGTTATTTTCGTGAATTAAGTGAGTGCATTTTAGCGCGGTATTCTCTAATTGCACTGACATCATCTTGCGCCACCTTAAACGGCTCGTTGTCTACCCAGTACTCAAGAGCTGTCCGAAAGTGAGAGGTTGCATTGTGGATCGGGAGCTTTTGTTCTCTTGTTCGTTGGCTGCCTTCTTTTACTTCGGGATAGCGGGCTTGCGTGATTGCTTGAATGAAGTCAAGTTGATTCTCGTCGACGAAGTATCTCGGGAGGGCTAGGATTGTCTTTCCTATTCGATCTGCGACTAGTGTCCCACTTTTGGTTTGAATGCTGATTCCGTATTTAGATAACTGCTTGACGATTGTGTTCTCGCTGATTACATTTCTATTGTGTGCGTTGTACGGATCGCCAAAGTGATTGAGGTAATAACTCTTCCATTTTTGATGCTTCTCGATTAAGTTCATTTCCTTTTCGGTGTATTCAAATCCGGGAGTTGGTATTCCGTTGACGAAGGCAGCGAAGAAATCAATATCTTTATCTGTCTTTTGGAATGAGTCGATTATTTTACAGGTGTTGGTTTTGAAGTCTTTTTGAATCCAAATGATCGCTGTCATATCTCTCCCGAAGTCCCACGAGGTGTAAAGTTGTAGCTCAGGATCAAACTCGTATTTACCGAAGTTGGCTTTTCTTTGAAAGTCTTTGTACACAGCGCCAGTCACCGAGTCGTCATAACTAATGTCTAGCTCTTTTGCGGTCTCAAGCGGTGTTCGATTCTTTTTCTCGTTCTCGTACCAAACTTGTGTTTTGTTTGGGTGATCGCTCCAATGAAGCCTAAACTTCTTCATCGACAAGTGAGCATAGTCCTCGTGGCTTGTCATTATCTTGCCGTAGACATTGAATCTTCCTTCGGGTGTTCCGCCGATGATCCTGCACTGCGAAACATCTCTAGTTTTTCTGAATGCTTTCTCGGCGTTTTGCCAAAGAGCGAACTCGTCGAGGACGACGAACTTTCTTCGTCCGCCTGTTCCGAAGTTCTCGCCAGTGTCTCCACTGATTGAGCAATCATCTGTCGAAACTTGTTTGAACTTCTCTAAAATCTCTGGCTTCATCCATTTTGGGAGTCGTCCGAGGACATATCTGATTCGTTCAAAGTGTGAATCCATATCTCCCTGCTTGTCTACATAATCTTCTTTATACGATCCATAAAGGCTTGACCACTTTTGGAATATGAATGCCCAGACTTGAATCACTACCACCATCCACGAATAGCCCATGTCTCGGCTTTTCTCGGTTGTATTGTCTTGTTTGTCTCGGATGCATTGAATTACGCCAGTAATGAATTTGTCTTGAAAGTCGTAAGTGATGAATGGGATGTGTGCTGATTGTCCGTTTTCTTCTTTTCTTGGATCGTATGTCCAGCCGAATACATTGAAGAAAAACAGAATATCATCTTTACATTCTGCGAGCAAGAGCGATTGAATCTCTTTATCTTTTTGCGCTTTCTGTAAAATATTGATTCTGAATAGCTCGTTCTTGTCGATCTGTTTGGGATATTCCATTTATTGGGTATTTCACTCTCTGTTTTTATAGCGTTTAAGCGATTTCTCTTATTTTCTACATTGGCTTGTGCAAGGGCTATCATCAGACTCGCTCACCGCAAAGTACAGAATATTTTTATTTACAGTCCTAGCAGATTATTCAGTGCGTCTTTTCTTTTTTCAGGATCTAGTTTTGATACATCTACATTGCCCATCTTCTCCCCATCACTTGTTAAATCTAACTTCTCTCCAAATCGTTTAGGAAGCTTTTTAGATAGATTCCATTTCTTTGTATCAATTATCAATTTAGCCCTTTGAATATCTTTTTCAGTTCTTGCTATTTCATCCATTTCTTCCGACTCAACTTCTGCTCCAATCCCTTTACTTTTCGCGTATTGCTTGTAAAAGCCCTTTTCATCTTCTAATACCCATCTGTGGATAGTTGACGCATCAGGCATATCATTATCTCTTGCTATTTTCCGTACGCTTTCACCTTCTGATATTCTTTTGCAAATACATAATGCTAATTCTGCGGTGTAGATTCTCGGTCTTCCGTTCGGTCTTCCAGTTAGTTTTGTCATGTCATATTGTTTAATTGCCTTTTGCTATTTCTTGTCGTCCTCTTTCCATTATTCTTTTTACTACTTTGCCTTGTTCTCTTTTTCTGTATCCGTGAGCGGCGCATCCTTTTCCGGGGATGAATGTGAAGGCGTTTCTGTTTTCTTCTTTTGGTTTACATTTGATGCATAACCATCTGCTATTTATTAACGAGGCTGCTCCTGTTTCGTTTCCACATTCTTCGCATTTCATTTAAATATTTGAGTTATTGCCATTATACCTGTTCCGTGGTCTTTTTCAAGTATTGCATCAAAGCTTCCAAAACCCTTTAATTTTTCTTGATTCTTTCGTTAAAGGGAAAGTTATGCTGTACTTTTTCCAGCCGAATATGTTTTTCTTTAAAGGGACGGAGATGTCCTTTAATCCTTTTGTTAGTTCGGTAAATCTTGATTCGGTGTTCATTTAATGGTGATTGTTTTGCAGTCTTTGCATTGATAGAGCTTTTGATATCTTCCTCCGATTACAGCTTCACCGTTATCACTGAATTTAATGATGCTTTTTCCTGTTCCTCCGACTTCCACCATCTCGCCTTTGCATTCTTTACAGCGGTCTGTTTGTTCCTTATTCATTGCTCTTATTCTCTCATTTTGAGTTAAATAAGTCAAGCTTTTCTTTATGTGTAGTCTTTAACCGCCTTGACTTTTGATTCTTTTGGGTGTAAAATTAAGTAAACTAACACCCAAACAAATGAAAAACCCACAACCTTTACCGCTTGGCTTTCAATTAATCGGGCTGGTGTTTTGTCTATGTTCTATGTTTACAGTGCTTTGCTTCTTTTAGTTTAGATTATAATACTTTCTTTATACTCTGTATATCTTATTAGTATTGACAATGGATTTAATCGGAGTAAACTTGAATTACATTAACCCCCAAAAGATGTTTAAACAGAATGATAAAATTCTCGGAACAAGCGAAAAGCCTTTAAAAATTAAAAAAGGATGGTGCGTAAAATTTAATTGTGTTCGTAAATACTGCGACAAAACAATTTCAGAAATTGCACTATTTTACACTAAAAAAGACGCTCAATATTTTATAAAAAACCATCAAGCAGAAAAATACTCGCAAATGAGTTAACCCTTCACGCTTGCTCTCGGTCCGAGGGCTTGCGTGAGTGATTAACCACTCTAATTTAACCCCCAAAAGATGAATAACATTGAACAGCATCTCGAAACGCTCGGAGAATCAAACACTCTCACTGGTAAAGCGATTGAAGCGATGATTGCACTGGCTTCACTCGACGCGAGCAACTCGGATTCGTGGGGAATAATTAAAGAAGAGTTCGGCGAGTGTTCTATCTCGACAATTAGAGAGATTCGCAATTATTTTTTCGGCAATTGGTCGGGAGAATTATTAAAAAGAGAAGCTAAAAAATACATTCAAGCAGCGGCAGAGTGGAGCGAATGCAACCGAAAACACAACACCGAATCAATCACCGCTTAACCCTTCACGCTTGCCCTTACTTCGAGGGCTTGCGTGAGTGATTAACACTCAAAATTAACCCCCTTTAAAATGTCTAAACTTCAACCAAAAGACCTACTAAAAACATTCGAGAACCTTACAGATTGCAGGGAGGAGGAGAAATGCATAGTTTGCGGTCGGAAACGTGCAAAAGGATTTAACGGATTCGCGACAACTTACAGTTGCATGAATGAAGATTGCATTAAATATGACACAAAAGATAACAGACCGCCTAAAATAATTCAAAAGAAATATCCCGACTATCCAAAAAACTAGCTTAACCTTTCACGCTTGCCTCGACTCCGGGGCTTGCGTGAGTGATTAACACTCAATTTAACCCCCAAAAGATGAAAACACTAAACATATCGCCAGTCGAAGCAGAAACTAAAATAATAGAGCTTCTCGCCGCTAATATAAAACGATGGAAAAAGAATAAGTTCTCTAACGAAACCATTGTTAATAATATCAAAAATCTAAACTTGCCAACTCATATTACAAAACAAGCATTGATTTATTCTATCTGAAGCTTAACCTTTCACGCTTGCTCTCACTCCGAGAGCTTGCGTGAGTGATTAACCACTCTAATTAACCCCCTTTAAAATGCAACTGAACATTGAAACTACGAAAGAAGATGTTATTGACTATTTCGAGCAGCTAGACAGTGAAACAAAAAACGAGATATTAAACTCGTTTACTGCAGATCAAGTTATTGGATCTGTAACTATGCACCTAAAGGGCGACGGACATATCAGCATCTGGGATACAAGCGGTTGGAGATGGGGAAGTGAATTGAGAAATGCTATTGCTGAAATAAAAGGAACAGATAAAGAATTGCTAAAAGATCATAATTCTAAAATCAAAAGTCTAAAACACGATATAGAACATTATAAAAAATTCTATGATTATTATTTTAAATTATACCATATCGAACCGAATGAGCTATACATAAAGGTAAAAGAAGAAATAGGTGAACCTACATAAACATTTGATTTCTCGATTGACTCAACACGAGAGTATTACTGAAGGTTATGATGATTTAAACGCTGAAGCAAAATCTAAATCATTGTAGCTAAATACATTCTCGGAGTCAAGCTTGAATCGCGTCGGAGGGCGCGACTAATGGGACTCGGCGATTCGGGAATCGGTCGCAAGGTTCTGCCCTCCCTTTAATTAAATTTAACCCCCTAAAAATGAGTAAACAATCCTACCTAACCCTAAAATGGGGAACGCTAAAACGCTGGGACTTCGACAGCTCGGAAAATGGAGTAAAGCTGCTTAAAGAATATTCAAAAATTGGCAGCTCAATAAGTGCAATTATGCAAAAAGACACGCCAAGGCAAAAAGAAATAATTTGCGAGCTTATTGATTTGTGCGATGGAGATACTATTTATTTAGATTGGGATGGTAAAGATGTCTCAAAAAAAGAAGCAAAAGAATATGTAATCAGCTACGGAATCTAACTTTTATTTTATGAAAAAACACCCCTACCTACCGCCTCCAGTTGCTATTTTAGAGCGTTCAGTGCGTTCTAATGACTGC